TTAATGGTTTTGGTATTACGATGATGAACTCAATGACAAAATGGTGGTATGAGAATTCGTTGTGGGTATATGAATTATCAAAAGAGTTTACTTTTGAAACACATAATGTAGTATTAGAGGAAATTCCAAAAACATTAAATGGTAAAACATTTGTTGTAACAGGTTCTGTCAATCATTATAAAAATCGTGACGAATTAAAAGCCGATATAGTTACTCATGGTGGTACAGTAGTAGGATCTGTAAGTTCTAAAACATCTTATCTTATTAATAACGATATCAACTCAACATCATCTAAGAATCAAAAAGCAAAATCTTTGAACGTTCCCATTATCTCAGAAGATCAATTCTTAGAAATGATTCATTAATCTTTGTTTTCAAACAGAGAATATATCTATGTAACAAATCAAACTAAAATCCATTATACAACAGAACAAGGAGAAACAATGAAGAAACGGTTAGCAATTTTAGCATGTTTATTTGCTGTATCTTTTCCTGTCGTCCCCATTTGGGGACAAGAGAGTAGTGAATTAAATTTAACAGCAGGCGCAACAAAACAAATTGATGATATTTTACTAAATGACATATCAGATTTTAGATTTGGATGGACAAGGACATCATCTAATGTGAGATCACAGCCAGATATAAATTCTGAGATAGTTATGACATTATCGTTTAATAAAAAAATA